GATCTTAAAGCAGTCCACGGTTTAGACGCTGAAGGTGAACTTGCTAATATTCTTTCTGCTGAAATCTTAGCTGAAATCAACAGAGAAATTATTAGAACAATCAACGTTAAAGCTAAGTTAGGCTTTGCTGCAGACGGTATCTTTGATATGGCTGCATCTGCTGACGCAGACGGTCGTTGGATGGTTGAAAGATTCAAGTCTTTAATCATGCAAATCGAAAAAGAAGCTAACGTGATCGCAAGAGAAACAAGAAGAGGTAAAGGTAACTTTATCATCTGTTCTTCTGATGTTGCTTCTGCAATCGCAGCTGCTGGTATGCTTGACTATACTCCTGCTCTTGCCGCTAACTTAAATGTTGACGACACAGGCAATACTTTTGCTGGTGTTCTTAACGGCAGAACTAAAGTATATGTTGATCCATATGCAACTAGAGACTATGTAACTGTAGGCTACAGAGGAACTAACCCGTATGACGCTGGTTTATTCTACTGCCCATACGTTCCATTATCAATGGTTAAAGCAGTTGGTGAAGAGGACTTCCAACCAAGAATCGGGTTTAAAACTCGTTACGGTATGGTTGCAAATCCTTATGTCGCAGCTGATGGTGTTGGTACTAACCGTGCTAACCCATACTTCAGAATCATGGCTATTAACAACCTATAAACGGTAGTTAAGTCGATTCTTAAAGGGACTCTTCGGAGTCCCTTTTTTTGTGTATAAATATATACAAGGAAGAGGGTTCTACATATCAAGTGGTATGTATCGCAGTCGTGGATGTAATGGAAACCACAGTCGGAATTACTTTATAGGGGAATAAAATGTATAAGTTATTTACTGCTCTTGCAATTATGGTATTAGCTGGGTGTTCAACAGTAGATTCAGTCATTGATGGAACTAAAGGAATTGTTGGTGGTGTTGCGTCAGATGTTGCTGCAGTTACTACTGGAACTTTAGATGTAGTATCAGGATCAATCAAGACTGTTGTGGACAAGACTGGCGTTGAAAAAACAGAAGCGGAATAATGCTGCGCTTTAGGAGTAAGTCTGCCATGGAAGGCTTTTTAAGTTTAACTTATTAGGATGTATAAATAATAATATGACTACAATAAATAAAAATTTCTTATCTCCAGTTGGATTTCAGCTTGTAATTGACAGGCAGAAATACTCCAATATTGAGTACTTTTGTACTGGGGTAACACTACCATCTGTAACCTTATCAGAGGCTCCATTGCCTTATAAGGGGGTCAATTATGCATTAGCTGGTGATAGACTGGAATTTGCAGACTTATCCATTACGTTTAATGTAACAGAAGATATGGAAAATTACATTGAAACCTTTGAATGGCTACATAATTGTATTAATTCTAATATAGATGTATCAGAGGATGCTGAACTTCTTATATTAAACAGTCATAACAATGTATCAAAAAGAATTAAGTTTAATGGGTTATTTCCCACCTCACTTGATAGTTTAGACTTTAATACACAGAATACCACCATTGAATACTTACAAGCTACTGTGACATTTGCTTATACAAACTTTGAAGTGTTATAAACCGGTTTACATTTAGTCGGTTTTATGTTATAATATAAATATTATTAGCAAGGAATATTATGAACAATTTAGAAAATATTATTGAAATGTGGAAGAAAGATGCCGTGATTGATGAAATGAATCTCGGTGAAGCCTCCAGGGAATCTGCCAAACTACACAGTAAATACCTAGAGTTATACTCAATCAATAAACTCAAACTCAAAAAACAACAGTTAGACTTTAAAGTACTACTTAGAGACAAGTGGTCGCACTATAATGGTAAGCTAAGTAAAGAAGAAATAGATGAGAAGGGATGGGATTATGATCCTATGAATGGTCTTACTGTATTGAAAAGCGATATGGATAAGTGGTATGATGCAGACCCTCTGATTCAAGAAGCACAATTAAAAATAGAATACACAAAAGAAATGGTAGATACACTAAAAGAGATTATGGATAACATTAAGTGGAGACATCAATCTATTAAAAATGCTATTGAATGGCATAAATTTACCAGTGGTGTTTAATGAACAGTCTTGATTACATAGATAGTAAAAATTGGAACTCTTTAACACAGCTAAAAGAATGGCTTGAAATTAATACTAAAGAGAAAATAAAAGACTTTGATGGCATATCTTTAAAAAGTAATAAATATGAATATACACTTGCTCTTGGAAAGGTTGGATGGAAAAGCTTAAAATAATTAAGAAGAACGAAACTTTCTTGCACATTGATACTGAACCTAGTATTGAACGAGAATTATCGGACCACTTCTGTTTCTTTGTTCCGGGCTATAAATTTATGCCAGCATATCGTAATAGAATGTGGGATGGTAAAATTCGTTTATTTGACGGCCGTAAGAAAACTTTATACTGTGGTTTATTTAAATATGTAGAAGAATTTGCAGCTGCTAGAGACTATGAAATAGAAGTTGAAAGTACTAATTATGGCCGACCTGATAGTATACAAAAAATAGATGTATCATATATAACAGATGGGTTAACACTTACTGCTGCAGGCAATAAGATAGAACCTAGAGACTACCAATTGGAGGCCCTTGAACATGCTTTATCAAATAAGAAATCGCTTTTACTCTCACCTACTGCTTCAGGAAAATCACTTATTATATACATGGCAATTAGAGCCTTTCTTGATTCTTCTGATCGTAATGTTCTTTTAATTGTACCTACCACTTCACTTGTAGAACAGATGTATTCCGACTTTTCTGATTACTCTAGCCAAGATGAATGGAGTGCAGAAGATAATTGCCATAAAATTTACTCTGGTAAAGAAAAGTACAATATAGACAAAAGAATTGTTATAACCACTTGGCAATCAATTTATAAGATGCAGACGCCTTGGTTTGAAAGTTATGGTATGGTGATAGGAGATGAGGCTCATAATTTTAAGGCTAAATCACTTACAGCTATATTAGAGAAGTGTGTTAACGCAGAATATAGAATGGGTACTACTGGAACACTTGATGGCACACAAACACATCAGCTAGTGTTAGAGGGGTTATTCGGGCCTGTCCATAGAGTAACGTCTACTAAAAAGCTCATAGACCAGAAAGCATTATCCGAGTTACAGATTGATGTATTACTTCTTAAGTATTCTGATGAAATTTGCAGAGAAGTAGTAAAGAAAGATTATCAAGCAGAGATGGATTATATTGTTAAATATGAACCAAGGAATAATTTTATTACTAATCTTGCGATGGATTTAGACGGTAATACACTTGTATTATTTCAGTATGTAGATAAACATGGCAAACCACTACATAGCTTGTTGCAGGAAAAATTTGAAAAATTGCCAAGAAATACTAGGAGGTTATTCTATGTCTCAGGCGAAACCGATGTGGATACGAGGGAGAAGGTCAGGGAGATTACAGAACAGTCTGATAATGCGATTATTGTTGCTTCCATGGGTACTTTTTCTACTGGTATTAATATTAGGAATTTACATAACATCATCTTTGCTAGTCCAAGTAAGAGCCAAATTAGGGTGTTACAGAGTATAGGTCGTGGATTAAGAAAATCAGAAGATGGTAGACCAACTAAGGTATTTGATATTGCAGATGATTTACATTGGAAGTCTAAAAAGAATTATACTCTTCAGCATGCTGCTGAAAGAATTAAAATATATGCTAAAGAAAAATTCACTTATAAAGTATTTGATGTTAAAATTTAAGGTATAAATAATATTATGGAACAACAAATTAGACACTTCAAACTACTTAATGGCGATGATGTAATTGCATTTCTTGTGAATAATAATGAAGATAGCTATATTATTGAAGAACCATTACTGCTCGTGCAAAACATGACGGGTAATTATAATTTCACTAGGTGGTTTCCACTATCCCCTCAAAAAGCATTCAAACTGTATAAAACTAGGGTTATGCAACACGTACCCGTATTTGCCAATATATCTGATGCGTACTGTAAATATTTAATGGCTAGTAGCTCAGATGATGAGCCTAGAGTTCAAACATATAAAGAGCTTCTTTCTGAACTAGTAAAACATGAAGTAGATATGAGAGAAGGTATTACAGATGATGACTATTATCCTGTACCAGAACCCGAAGAAGAAGATGATCCAACTATACACTGATTTAGTATACCTCTATCCCCCGGATGGACTTATATATTATATCATAAAAACAGGGAAATGTAAACACGTTCCTGTAAAATAATTGAAAAAAAATATGTTTACAAATGAATGAGAATGTGTTATAATATACACATTATGGAGGAAAACTGATGTCAACTAAAGCTAAACAAAAACCACATTATGTAGATAATAAGTTATTTTCACTATCGGTAGTGGAATACGTAGAAGAATGCAATAAAGCAAAGGAAGCCGGAACAGAAGTTCCTAAGGTTACTGATTATATTGCCACTTGTTTTATGAAAATTTCAGAAGGACTGTCCCACAGACCGAACTTTGTTCGGTATACATATCGGGAAGAAATGGTTATGGATGGAGTTGAAAACTGTTTAAGAGCTATTAATAATTATAATATTGAAACTGCTACACGAACAGGTAAACCCAATGCATTTTCTTATTTTACTCAGATATGCTTCTTTGCATTTATTCGTAGGATTACCAAAGAAAAGAAACAGCAAGATATTAAATTTAAGTTTATTGAGAAAATGGGTATTGATGACTTTGTACAAATGGGTATGGATAATGAAGGTGCATCTCAAACTGCACAATATGTCGATACACTAAGACAAAGAATCTCTCAGGTAAGAACCAAAGATGAAGCTATCAAGGTGTTTGCCAAAGAAGAAAAGGC